CGCCGCCGCCAGCACCAATTCCACCATTACCACCATTAGTCTGGAAGCCGCCGCCAGCGCCACCATTACCGTAAGGGGAACTTTCACCAGCAGTACCAGAAACTTTATAAAGGCTGTCTTGGTTGCTCAAGCCACCTGAACCACCAGTAGCAGTGATAGTAGTGTACAAAGTACCGCCGCTGTCAGGGTCGCCGTCATAGACCTGCACTGTCGTAGAGGTACCGTCACCTCCCGGAGAAAAAGCTGAGTCCCAAGAACGGTCAGAGCCTCGGCCACCTCCGCCGCCGCCGCCTACAGCAGTAACAGTAATACTGGGAACGACACCAATATTCTGTTTACCATCCACAGAATAGACAGTAGCAGAGCTAGAGGGAGCACCAGTCCAGAGGGTAGGGTTGATTAAGTTAATACCACGGTCATCTGATATGGTTATAGCACTTGGCGTAGCACCATCAGAGCTTACAGTAAGTTCAAAACCAATTTCACGGGCAGTACCACTGCCAGAAGCACCACTACCATCCGCAGTAGAAATAAAGATTTCGCCAACATCGTTACTATCAGCACCAAAGTCGGTAACAAAATCTGTTGAACCTACAGTAATAATCTCGTAAGTCTTACCAGTCTTGAATGACGTTGCAGCAACGTTCCCTTTACCCTTGCGGCCAAAGTAGTAGCCGGGAGTATATATATCGCCAGCAGCATTTTTACCACCCACAAAACTGGAGGCTGCGTTCTCCATTGTTAGGGCTTCGTTAATAGTGACACTACCTAAATTCGCATTGATAGCAGCTAGGCTGGTCACATTCATGTTACCAGCAGTAATAGTTCCTGCTGCAACCTTAGTTCCAGTAATAGTACCGTTAACAAGCAAGTTACCGTCAATAAATTCAGCCTGGTATACCCAATTTCCTGAACTATTTTGAATATAAGCTACAACTGTGTCAGTATCCGTACAAGCAATAATAAATCTATCATCTTGTACAATATCTAAATTACCACCAGTAGCTGCGTCCCACGCAGCATCAATTTCAGTTTGGTCTGGAGAAGTAGTTCCGTAATAAGTCTCTGCGTCTCTACTAGTGGTACTATCTTCATAACGCCACCAACCAGCACCACGAGACCCCGTGGCACCATCAGCGCCCGCCGGACCCTGTGGGCCTTCTGGACCAGTAGCACCATCTGCGCCGTCGTCACCAACAAACTTAGCCCAAGTACCAGTAACATCATTAATATCAAAATCACCGTCATATTCCCAATAAAGAACGTATTTTTGATCAGTTAGTGTTACAGTCTTATTAGTACCTGAAGAATCATCTGCATAAATTGGTTTTACTTGGCCAACCGTCTTAAGCTGAACGCTTTGATTAGTAGTTGTAACACGATTGGAGATACTGCCTGAAATGGTCTTAGTACGAACTGAAAATTGATAATTAGCAGTTTGAAGTCCAGTAACATCAATAGAAGTTGAACGAGTAATGCCAACCATAAACCATGTTGTACCATTATCAGAAGAGCCTTCTACAATATACTCTGGCGAGCTAATACCTTCAACCCCAGTCCAAGTTACTTTTCCAGAAGCTGTGCCAAGATTATCTGCTGTAGTAGAAAATGAAACATTAGTAGGTAAGGGAATTTCAAAGTCTACATCTCTAATAACAGAATAGGCAATGTCATCTTCAACATTCCAAGCTAAAGTAGTATAATCAAATTTATAACCAGTAATTTCTACTGTAAAGTCATAATTAATCTTAACACTTTCTACTTTAATATACTCAGCAGAGGCTAAGCCTAAGTTATTTGATTGTAATGTGATAATATCTCCGGGTTCTACTGTTAAGCCCTTTCTAGTAGTAACAAAGCTAATAGTATAAGAACTTCTAGAGCGTCTCACTTTTTCTTCAGCGTAGGCTAATGCCTGAAACTTATTAACTACTCCATCAGGATACAGAGAAGTATGCGCAGGGATATCATTATCTTCACCAAGATAAGTTGCATAGGTTGCAGATGTTAAGTTTGGCCAAGAGACTGTATCTGATTTAAAGTTCTCAAATTCATTGTTAAATGATACAGTAACGTGATTAAAACGTTCACCTGCTCGGGGCCAAGAGATTTGGACACTTTCTCTAACAATGTCATCTTCAGTAAACGAATGCTTAGAATCAACAAGATTAGCGGTTTCAGTTTCATTCTCAGGATAACTAACTAGAAGCTTATACTTGCCCTCGCTATTCCAGAGGAAACTTGCTTGCCCCATACAATCAAGGAATCTGGTAATATTATCTCTTAAAGATTCTTCAGTATCAAGAGTCATATTACATTCGTATAATTTAACAGTAGCTACACCCGGTGACGTTGTAGTTGAATAAGTCGGGATTCCTGAACCATCAACAGAAACTGAATAAAGTGTTTCAGTGTCTTCTGCAAAATAAAGATATCCTTCGTGATATTCATCCATATCAGATGTCGGAAAGGCAGAATAAGAGCTATAAGCAAAAATAGGCTTAATACCATTTACTTGTCCGCCATTCATAGCATCCACTAATACATCAGAGTCACAAACAGAAGCTGCATTATAGAACGACTCTAAGTCAATTTCAGAGGTTGTTAAACCCCTGCCAAAGTCATTATTTAAGAGATAATCTAGTAAACAATAAGCAGGGTTATTAGAATACTCGTAGGTTGAGTTTAAAGTATAACTACCGCCGCCGTTGTCAGTAATCTTTCTAACTTTCCGCCCCTTAACTAAATAAGTAATATTAGGTGCGCCTCTGTATTGAGGGTTATCTCGGTTTAAGTTAAAGAAATTAGTAGCATATGCTGCTTTAGTAAACTTATTAGAGTTTGGAATACCATTTGCAAAAGCCGCAGCATCGTAAGTGCCGCCATTATTATGAATAGTAATTCTGTGTTGAAACTTACTATTATTTTCTTCCATTTCTTTTCTTGTACCACGATAATCGATATCGTCAACAAGAACGTGTTGGACACCTTCAATACCTTCATAACACAATGCAGATTGTTGAATTAAGACTTTATTCTTTTCGCCAGAAAAAGTACTGTTAGCAAAATTCTGAGCAAATTGGGAATCAGAATTTTCAGTTGCAGAAGTATAGCCATTTTGAACTTTATACTTAACAGGAAACCCCGAAATAGCTTGCTTACCATAAACAATAGGGAGATTATTGGCCCCGCTTGGGCCTTTAATGTTTTGCCCCTTAAGCTTATCCAGTTCTCTTTGTTGTTTATTATATTGAGAAATTTGGTAAGCCGTAGACAAAATAAAGAGGACTGTTTCAATACCCATCAGATTTTCCCCCAACCTAAGACAGCTTCATTATCTTCAAACACTGAATCATAAGAAGTATCAGTTGAAGAAAATTGATCCATACCATCACGACTAATTTTAATAAGTTTAACTTGATCAAGGTCTGACATAGGGGAGGTGCCTTCAAGAGTAGCAGTCTTTGTTTCCCAGTTAATATCAACAGCAGGACTATCAACATAACCTTTATAAACAGAGACAATATCCTCTGTGCCAACTAAAGGATCTCCATTAGAGTCCAGGAAGCCAGCGTAAACTGTAATATTTTTACCAACAACTCCAGCCTTGAATTCTTCTATAAAAGTTTCATCAAGATCTGTTAAAACCACTCTATACGCTTCTCTGTCAACAATTGAAGAACTTTTGGGGGAATCTACTTCAAACAAGCCACCATCAGAGGTCCATGTTTGTGAATCCCAAGTAATATCTCGGCTAAAAGAAGTTAAGTAGTAAGTAGAAGAAAATTCTAGCTTAATTAGAAAGAAATATTTAAGTCGATCTTCGTTGTCAATAACAGTTTGGACAGCAGTACTAAATGTTCTAGCCATTAGATTGCCTCCACTAATGTAATAGACCCCACGTTAGAAAGAACACCATCTGTAAACGTAATACCAGTAGCATTATCAATACTTCTAAAGTAAGTAAGTATCACGTCGCTACCTGTTTTACAGGTATGACTTGTAGTTAGTGATTGTCTTAAGGCCGGGTAAATATTAACAACACCATTGCTAAGTCTATCTGCTGTTGTAATATAAATCTTGTCATGATTAGAGAATTTAATAAAAGAGCCTTTTGGTAACAAATTTCCGTTATTATTGCCTATAGGAACTGAAGTCGCACCTGAAGAAGTAATAGCAGTTATTGTCATGTCCCCCGAAGTTGTACGGGCTTTGTCAACACTAGGTAACTGCGGCATAATCATGGTTTCACTAGAATCCAGCCCGGTAATAGCCCCTAACAAAGTATCAACTTCAGTATCAGGAGTATCTACCGTAACAAAGTTTAGCTCCCATCGCTGATGGTCTTGAGATGCTCGTTGGGTCTTCAAAGACACAGTTGTCATATCAAAGAAAGGTTCATTTGATAAAATCGTAAAAGGAGTTACAATTAATGAACCTTTGTAGTAGTAATTAGCCATAGTTAACTCCTAATTGGTCTAGCTATGAAGGTCATTCGTGTTTCTACAGGCATAACCTGAAGTTTATTACAAATTCCCTCATTTGTTTCTTTTGGTGAGACCCAAAATTCACCGTCACAAATAAAGACGCCACTTAAAAATGCTACATCGCCTAGTTCTGGTCTCTTAGAACTAACGAGCCGATAATTACAATACTCTGCAAAGTCATAAATAGAGTATCCTTCTCTAGCTAGCTTTACAACAAATTCTCTAGGAGAGTTCCAAAGAAACTTAATAAGGTCTCTAGCCTTAGATGCTTCACCACGAAGTTGGTAATCATATTCAGCAAATAAAGCGAAACAATCGTTGGTTCCTCTTGTGTAATTCTCGCAGTCTTTAGTTATCAAATTTATTCGATTAACCGCCCGCTGCAGGGCTTCTGACATTTCTTCGACTGTGTAATACATACTTCCTCCAGAGTGCTACAGAGTGCCTCAGAGAGACACAGTAGAAGCCCCTGGATAGGTACCCCCATCCAGAGACTCTTTGTGTATCACAGACGCTCTTCTATGAACATTTTTACGAGGTCTGCTACAATATCTGAGCGAACAATATCATTCACTCCAAACTCAATAACAGGTAAGTCAATACCTGCCTTTTTAACTTTCCAACAGAATTCTACTAAGTCTTTACCATTACGTACATCTGACTGAGCAGGGTCGCCCATTAAGATTAACTTAGTATTTTCTCCAATACGAGTAGTAATTGCTTTTAACTCATCTATACAAAGGTTTTGAGCTTCATCTACGAGGACGAGAGCGTTATCATAGGAACGCCCACGAATAGTCTCGATAGGTTGGATCTCAATTTGACCTTTGTTTAACAAATATTCAAACTTACTCTTTCCAAATGCTTTACTTAGAACTTCTAACATTGGCATTAGCCAAGGTGTCATCTTTTCTTGTATTGTCCCCGGAAAGTGTCCGAGGGTCTTCCCCGTAGGAACATTGGCTCTAGTTAATACAATCTTATCGTATTTACCCTTTTGAAATAGTTGAGCAACTGTTCCTGCGCTACAGTAAGTCTTACCTGTTCCTGCACAACCTAGTGTGACAGTAATGGGGTAAAGCTTAATAGATCGAATTAGTTCATCCTGTTTTTCATTTTTAGGAATGACTGTAAATCTATAAAGCTGATATACATCCTTATTATTCTTTTCTGCATAGCGGGATTTGCGTTTGGACATTAAGTCTCCTGTTGTTGCTTAATTAAAGGTTCCTCTTTTAAGGATGCCTTATTGTTTTTAAGGTTTTTCCGGCCAAGTCACGTCATGTGGGAATCCAGCCTGATCGGTAATGTCACGAAGAGCCTGACGGTAGTCAATCTGGGACTGCGTCATGGTGTTGTCAGACAAAGCCCACCAGTCGGTTTCCGACAATAACTCATTCCGATTTTTCCTAATTTCTGTAGCTGACTCTACTTTCTGATAAGAAAAACCTCCACTTGAGAAATTCTCCACCATAAAAGCCTCTTCGGCCACAATAAGATTTATAATTTCACCGTTTTGAAATACTTTGTATTTATTAGACATTAGTATACTCCATCTGGTGCTGCAAAGACATAAATGTAAACACGACCTGCGCCACCGTCACCCCCATTAGCCGAGCGGCCTCCTGTATCACTGTCGGAGCTTCTAGCGATAGCACCGCCACCCCCACCACCGGGGGCTAAACCATTACCCGCTGTCGAGGAATAACCAGTTGCGTTAGGAGAGTTCACCCAAGCCCCACGACCACCTAATGTTTGCTCCAGAGCACCCGCCCTACCGTTAGGATGTGGACCTGCAGTTGGGTCTGTGAAAGTCATGTTTTCTATAGTGTCACCGTTAATCGTGTTGGTGCGAGTGGTTGCGTCAGCACTCAAAGCACTTCCCCTGGGTGTTGCACCGTGACCGACGTTCCAACCAGAAGCCGAGGAAGCTAGTGAAATAGTTCTGGCAGCTTGACCTGCTGTGTTAGTATCACCACCAGAAGCAGTCCCGCCTGTACCACCTGTAGAGGTTGCAACAGAATTTGACGTAGCACGAACACCATTACCAGCGCCTCCACCACCTGCGGTAAGGCTAACACCAGTACCTGTCACAGTTGTTGAGCCACCTGCCGTAGCTGCTTGAGATTCAGACG